CCCGCCCCCTCCGCCTTTGCTCCCCTTCCCTCCCCCTATGCCCCCTCTGTTCCTACTCCCCCTCCCACTATGCCAGTTATTGTCGGTTCTGGGGGGGGCCGGTTCCTACGGCAAACCCCCAAAACTATCCCTCGCTCGGTCCGTCGGGCCGTCAATAAATGTCGGAACGCTGCAGGTTTGGCCCCTCTCTTCACATATCACCGGGCTTCACATACTGTTCGAGGTACCCCCCAGTTCCGTAGGAGGGAAGCCGGGGCACAATGCACTTCTCCAGTCTTTGGCCCCATCCCTCGCCCAATTTGTAAGGTTGTCCAAGCTCTCCGTTCTCCTCGCCCCCGCCAGCACTCTTATAAAGATAATCTCTTCCCGAACGTTACGTATCCGCGCCCCCATTTACGCGCTAATAAGCGTTTCCATTTGACGGAGAAATTTATGTATTCTACTGCTTCACGTCTCGCGGTTATTGAAGGTTATATTTGTTCAGAACATCAACCCCCGATTACTAGGCGCCCTACTCGCATCCATTCACGCCCAGCCCTTCTCCCTAAAGGTCCATTAATTGCGATTGATCGTCTTCTCGCATACACCGTTCGGCATTTGCGTACTTCATTCAAATCTGTCACTCTCCCAATTCATCACACGAACTCTGGTATCGCATGTATCTACAAAAATGAACTAGATCGCGCACAAGAGGTGTACGTTTCTACTAAGAGTAAAATATATCATAATCATGTTCATAAATCCCATAAACAACAAAACAAAGAGAAACACGCTGAGAATGGTAATATTGACTGTGACGCCTTTGGGAACCGGATCAACGATAGGTATCGTATTTCCGAAAACACGTTGTCCCGCCTTCGCTCCGAACGCTTCCTGCCTCCATTCGTTCCTGATCCTGAGATATTTGAAGCCATCTCTTCAATTCCTTATTTTTCACGTATGCCTACTGAAATCCTTCTGATAATATGCAGATACGCCTTCGGCCGCCTTGCCAACGGTACTGTTATAAATAGATTTATATCAGGCCAGACAGGTAGGCACTCCGACCCCTACGATGGATTATGCTTCACTACTTACTTTGATAATACTTCCTTCGAATATCTACGCAATGCCTTTTCCACTTCCCCTCGTTTAGACATGTTACTGAATTTATTAGATGTTCGATCCCATTGTCGCCTTGACTGGTTCGATCAAGACCCTGAATGTATTTGCAATAGATGCCTAACTGGCTCCCCCACTAGGCCTAATAATATCCGAGCTTCCTATGTCGTACTCCCAGCGACTTCTGAAATCCATATGTTACCTACCGGCCAGATATTCGATAGGAATCCGGATGGTTACTTCCTTACTGACCAACACTTAGCTGCATTAGATTATAAATACCCAGCTGGCCCTTGGTTCAACCTAACCGATCCCCTCCATCATTTATTTGCTGAAGCTCGTCGTTGGGTATGTACCGCCGCCCCATCCGTATATCTTTATACATATATAGATCTCCATTCCCTCGCAGCTGAATGTTTCAAATTTAGGGGTTCACGGTGGGTTTTAGATAATATTATCCCCGGGCGACCCCGGGCTTGGGTTGAAAACCCCGATTTCCGGTTAGCTAAACGTTTTAGGTTAGGTTCTCTCCATATGCCAACTAGCATTAATCAAAACTCTAGGGGTGACAGATCTAAGCTCACTTCAACGGTTAGTTCCATTTCTTCCCCAGCAGTACCTACTTTAAATAATGTTATTACCGTCCCTGATGAGGCATTGTTTGGTCTTCAAGCTAATCAACTTGATACTCGCATCGGTGCAGGGTCAGTACCCAAAGCATTATCCCTCAATCCACCGGTTATTTTCCCTCAGAATCAATTTGTTGTTTATACCGAAAGAGATTCCTTCGTTCGGCGTTACGGTCAGTCATCGCCTGCTCAATCAACTAATGTAGAAGTAAATGCCCCTACCGCACTCTTTGCTCGTCCTCCTCGTTGTCCTTTACAAGATATCCAGCATTTACCTAGAGAACGCCATGAGAAAGAAGTTCCTTTTGCACCTATCCGAGCAGGCATTAATCCAGTATCTATGTATTTCGACAATACTATAGCTCGTGAAGACTTAGATGCAGCCGATCGAGCCCTAGCCACTCACCGCTTTGGTGATGATCGCGGAAATAGGCAAGTTAATGCCTGGGCTGCTCAATCACTTAATCGCCACACACGCATGCGGACACTTGCCAATGAATCGACCCGTGGCCAGCGCTACTTCACAATGTTCTTCCATTTATGGCGGCGCTACCTCATCGAACAGATGAGAGTTTCTCGTGAAGATTTTAATTTTGGTGGTCACCCTATTGCATTTGCTAACCACCCTACTATGTTAACACTAAGAAATCAGACTCCTGATAACCTCGGTTTCCTCCCTAGGCCGGATGACAATAGAGACCACATCGCTACCAACCTTCGTTTTACCTTTTTAAGTGCTAATATTCCACCCGGCTTGCAAAATATGGTTGATAATCCAGAAGCACCGCTCTGGGCGCAAGATGGAGCTCTCATTCACCAAATTAGTGAAGGTCGGGCAGCCTTCATCGATGTAAGTCATTTCATTGGTGGTCAAGGAGATTTAGACCGGCTTCGCCTCCTCATTATGGCCCTTGCTCCACAGGCCTCCCACTCGAATTTAGAATTCAGTCACCCACATTATGGTTTATTGAATCCTGGGATTGTTAATCCTCTTCAACGTATACAGTGTTCTTTACCATTTCAGAGGGATCCAACAGGTGTCACCCATTTCGTACTTCACTTCGGCCAAGAGGAAGTTCCCGATCAACCCACATTCCTCAGGCGTTTGATGGGGTGGCAATCTGCCCCCTTAGACGATCCAGCTGATCCAGATGCCCAACCCGATATTGCTCCTATTCCGGCGAACAATCCCTACCACCGCCTTTACGAACCCTCTTTGATTTATGAGACTATATCCCTATTCGCTACATATCATCATGCTTGGGCAGACGCATGGGATGCGTTGGATGCTATTATGTATAGAGTTTTCATGTTCCACCCAACTCTATATAATCCGGATTTAGCCCCAGCTAATGTACCTAATGCTGCTCTAACTTGCTTTGGGAGTAACCAAGTGTTCCTCCCTCGTAATTACACTCTCCCTGCCTACTTCGATGTTTTCCGTGAAATTACCCCGGAAGCTGAGTTTGGGCGTGACGTTGCTGCCTTTGCCCGCCTTACTATACACCAACAACTATTGACCGCTCGTTTGGCTGGCCATGCTCATGCTACTTCATTAACTTGGGTTGCTCGTAGTATGTCCTTCAATGGATCCCTTCTTAATGCTATGGCTCAACCGCCACCAGCTTTGCATCGTAATGAACGCCAACATTTACGTGCCTTCACTTATAGGGCCCTCGTTACGCAAATCAATGCGTGGTCACAATTACATAGTGCTGCCACTTTTAGTATGTATGGCTTTTCGCCCTCCCCATCGACACTGCTCACTACTAGGCAAATCGTTGATCCCAATTATGCTCGACCTAATACAGCCATTTTCCTATCTTTTGCATATCATTCGATGTGGGCACTCAAGCTTCTTCCACATTCATACTTATTACCCACCCCAGACTCGATACCAGCTTGGCCTAGCCAAGAGGATCGTCCGACGATTAACCTTGGTAATATAGAGGGTGTTCGTGTTGCTCGCGATCTCACGCCTTTCCTCAACGTTGAATATGTTCAAGACGGTGGGATGATTGCTAATCTCCAACACTACTTCTGTTCTCGCTCAGAAGATAGCGACTCTTATAGATATGCTGATGGGCCAGACCTTCTCGACATTTTCGGGTCTGTCACGTTAAATAGTTGGGCTGTTCCTAGCCAAACAGAGTTACCTCGAGCTCCAGCTCAATTCCGACCCATTAGTATTTATCCCCCTGGTAGAGAATTCTCAGATTACATTGCCCCTATATACTCTAATTTCTTTGTTAACCAGGGGCGAGAATTAGCCTTCGGCCTCTCAATAAATCCGGGGATTCCTGCAGCGACTAATCGCTTATTACAGACGGCCTGGTACCGTTTATCCGCTCAAGACATTAGTCTCTCATTGTCATATTCATACATTCATCCAACTGCTACTCAGTTGTACGATCCTAACGTTAATCTAGATTATAATTTTAATGTTTTCTATGGTAATAATGGTGATCTCGTCAGTATGGATATTCAGCCAGCTCCCCAGGTCACTTTTACTTTGCCAGCCACACAACTCCCCGTGCAACCTACACTACATGTACCCCAATCACAAGCTATTGGGTTACCAATTCATTTAGCGAACGCACAACCTCCGTCCTTGGCTGCCCCTCCCGCTCACCCGAAGCCTACGCAACAGGGGAAACCCTACTCGAAAATAAGTCAGGCGACCACAAATCTCCCCCTTCCAACTGATGTTAATTTACCCTCTCGACCTAATCCTCCTGTTACACAGGCAGCCCCATCGATACGAACCAAAGCCAAAGTTGCTAGTTTTGGAAACACTGAGATCATTGTCCCCGGTACTCGCTCTCGTATTAAGGTGGCAAGCAATTTACTACCTGGTAAAACCTCACAACCATCCAGAGCTCAATCTACGGATGTTGCTCCTGATTTAAGTCAGTCTTCTAATAAACATCCTGCTTCAGTCGGTGGTATTGTAGTTAAACTCCCATCTACAAGTTCACCTAAACCAATTGTATCTAAGGGTAACACCGCTACAGCTACTGTTTCTCAGCACAATCCAACCACTTCCAGGCCGATTCCCCCTAGTGCTCAACGAATTGAACAAGTAGAACATCCCTTACCTTCTAAAGATGGTGATATCCCGGTTGAAGTTACCACAGCAGATGAAATAGAATACGAGGATTTACAGGCTTGGGTAGCAGGAGCTTCACCTGACCAAATTCCGGAACCTACCGATAACTCTGCTCGTGAAGTCCAACAGCCAATCCTGGCCAAAGAAGCTTCGCCTCCCCAGGAGCCTTTACCTATATTAAAGCTTGGTAGTGACTCTAGACATGCCCTATTTAAGAATCCAGTGGCTTATCACGTTCGTCTAGGAGAAGATGGATTCTATCATCAAGTTGATCCCGGTGATAATCCTGAAGGTACGGAGGGTTTTGCCTCTGGCGGAGCGTGATCGTCCCGAACGCTCTACTTCGCCTTAAAGAAGTCGAAAATTCCCTCTTCATGGGGGATTTTCCTTCGATTACTTCCACCTCTTCTCGCTACGTTCTTTCATCCCTGCGAGACTCCCTCAAAGGGGTGGAAGATTTTAAAATTAGCGATACTGAGGTATTCGGGACAATCCATAATATTATCTATTTTGTAGATTTTAAAAGTATATGTTCAATATTCTTGCTTGATAACCCAGCACCTCCGTCTGAGCATCTCTCAGCTATCATCGGGTACTGTATACTCCAACCAACACCAGGAGAGATATACCAATTTATACCTCCATTAGCGTTCATAAGCGACCCCAATCTTCGTAAACTGTATACATCGAGTAAAGATACTCCACCCTATATTGATATAGATACTGAACCTCCTTTGTCGGCGATTCATGCACTATTTGAAAAACTTGATAAGTATTACCCCCCTCTTGCAGGTAGGGCTGGGAAGAAATCTAATCTCAGTGTTCAAGATCTGGAACGCATAGTACGTGGTCTTGGCAAGGGTATCTTACGAACACGCTTGTTACGCATGGCGACTGCGTTATGCGTATGTTATGAACGTCTTCCGAATAACTGGGGTGGATTAGTGGCCACTTCCTTTTGTCTAGTTCATTTTATGTCAGGAGAGATGTTTCGGGTACATTTCCTACTACTCCAATTGATTACATACCCAACCCTTAGCGACGTTAACGCCTTAGCGAAAACTCTGAAAAACCTGCACCATCTTTTCCGTGTATGTAAATTAGACCCTTTTTCTAATCAATCCTTAACTGATGATCAGGTTCGGCAACTTTATGGTATTGATGTTATTATTGGACGGCATGATCTATTAGAGTACGATGCGAAGAAGGATATCCTCACCCGTTTAATTGACCCCACACTCCGTGAAATTATTAGCCCTAACGATGGCATAGTGGTTCCAGATTTATTAAATGAATTTTTAGTTAGGTCGACGCGGTTGGCAGTTTATTCAGCTGCTGGTCTAGAGGATCATCCTACAGAAGCGACCAACCCTATTAGGGGACTACCTCAACGAAATTTCAATCTAGAAACTTTCCGCCACTGGTATAATCGCCGCTTTTATTGGGCTGCTGCTGGCGGTGCTCCTGGAGCCAACATCAACTGGGACTCCTCTTCAAACCAACGTGAACGTTTAAATAAACGAGGTGCCTTAATGTTTATACCCGCCGATCATTTTATCTCTGAGTACGCCAATAATTTGCAACCAGTTATGTACTCTAAGGCTGCGCCCAAATATGAAAATGGAAAAATTAGAACTATTTGGAATACATCTATGGAATTCTATATTGCACAGGCATACGTCCTCGATTTATTCGAAATCTCTTGGGTGAGTGGTACCTGGAATACAGCTGCTAACTACAGTGTTGATGAATTAATTGCACAACGACACCGATTGTATCAATTAAAGACTCGATATGGCTATGGATTAATGTGGGATTATTCTGATTTTAATATCAACCATACATTTAGTGTCATGAATTTATTGTTTAGTGAAGTTTTTAAATTAATTCGATATTTCTATAAATATAAAACAGACATATCTAGTGATGAGGTCGTAGAGAATCAGCATATACTAAATGATATTGAGGTATATCTACGAAAATCTCGCACACACACTATATTATTTGATCCTATTTCAGGCATAGAAGCCAGGGTAGTGCGTTCTATGCAATCAGGCGAAAGAGCGACATCTTTCCAAAACACGTTCTTGAGCCGTATATACAAATTAACAGCAGATCTCTATGCTGAACGTTTCTTTGGACGGACCCTATTAAAACCCATCTCATACCATCAAGGAGATGACGTTTTCTGTTATGCTAACTCCATATCTGACGGTGTTTTAGCATCCTACGTATTTAATATTTTAGGGTATGCAGGCCAACAACATAAAATAACTTTAGATTACTCTAATAGAGGAGAGTTTTTGCGCTATGCCTATATTGTTGATGATGCATTACCCACTATGGTAGGTTATCCAGCTCGGTCTTTTATGGGTTTGTTAGGCGGTGAGTTTTTCTTAGACTCAGTAGTAGATCCAGGTGACCGAGCGATGGCCTTTGTCGATCAAGTGGATAATTGCTCTCGCCGTGGTTGTTGCCTCCCAAAAGTCTTATTAGATAGGCTAATAGAGCGGAACTGCGCCTTATCATATACAGATTATTTCAATGGGAAACCTTCTACCACCAGGGTAACGGTACCTTTTTCACTAATCCAGACACCAGCAGTGTTCGGGGGATATGGTACTAGTGCAAGTAACATCGCTCTTTCAGAATTTAAGCATTCGTCTGAATTCCGAGGTCGTCCACAATACATGTCGGCTCTTCGAAATTTTTCTGAGTTCAACGCTTCTTCTATACCAAAACCGAAACTAAATACAACGTACTCCCTCGGGCATTGTACTATTCATACGATCTCCCTCCAAGGCATGCGCATTGCTATCGGAATACCATCCGGAGAAGGTAAGAGCACTTTAGCTCGTAAATATCCCGATCTTTTCATAGACCCAGATGATTATACCGACCTTAAAATCATTATGCCTTTAGTTAATAATCAGAATTGGTCTGCGGCTAATCGTTATCATCGCCAGAATACATACCCCCCGGATAAGGTTCTCTTAACTTGGGGATATCCCACCACGCCTCCAGACTATATTTATTTAGGTAGTTTCCTTCTTCAGGATGGTTCCCAAATTAGACTCAACGAAGGCAATAGACAGGCAATCGTTGATGATCATCGCAAGCGTCGCGTTCCACTTATCCAAGCAGAAGACTTCTCCTCAAGGGATAATGCAATATTTTCAGCAATCAATAATTATATTGAGGATCCAACTAGATACATCTCGTCGCATAGCGCTTCTAGCCTATTTACTGATGCGATCCAGTTACGTGAGGTCACTATATATAACCATAGTCTACCTAAACCTGTGTACCAACCATTTATTCCAGATGACAGTATTTTTACCAAGAAGCATTCCCTATTGAAGCAAACTCCAGATGCTCGTATACTAAGTGCTTTTTCCCAAGAAAAAGAAGTGAAGCGCGTACTACTTTCTCTTGCTAGAGAATGCTTAACAGGTGCATTCCCAGCTCATGCCATTTCCGACTCTTATGAGCTCTATGCGAGGCAGTTAGCCCGATACTTAGCTGATACCACTGAAGCTCAGCAATCCATCAAAAGCATATCCAAAGATTTAAATCTTGCTCAAATATACTCTGTCTTTAATCCTACCCTTAGGGATGCCATTTCGTTAGTTACAACCTTCAATAATTTATCATTGAACGATGTCAGCTTCTACAAAAACGTTACGCACTCTTATGGGATAGCGCATCGTGTCGTAGCAGCCCTAGGTTTAAATAGTCTGCAAACTTTAAAAACCTTACTGGACTCGCCTCAATTATCTGGCTCTACTAAGCCGTTTAAACTATATACACTTGTGAACAACCTCCTAGGTCCCGAAAATGGATTGACCCGTCAGATTAAGTACATGGTCTCTGCCCCCCCAAAACATTTCGATTCCTTCCAACAACTCAATGCTATTTACTATTCTAATTTGAATAATTATCTTTTTGGTGATTTGGACCTACTTCCATCACCAACTAGCAAACTCTCCCCTATGTACAATACCCTCGTTAGAGATGTAGTCTTAGCAGCTCTTGAGCGAACGAGTTCACTACGTTCTTTTTGTTCTCTATCCCCCATTCCTTCCTGTTTGATCATTCACCAATTGGAGTTATTTATACTACCCACCCTTATCACTAGCAAAGGGACTCCAGGTCGTCTCATCATTCAGGCATGAATATCCTTATGAGGAAAAAAC